GACAAGTAACAGCATCAACTCTGTACTCGTATTCAAGAACGGTCTGTCTCTCCGCAACATGACAGCTCTCGGAGATACTCCAGCTGACGAAGACGAATTCAGTATCTCAGGATCAACAGTGACATTCGGAGGAAATCTCTCCAATGGTGACGGTGTCCTTATATGGTTTTGGTACTAGTATTTAATCTTACGTAATGCCTAGCCCGGTCTATATGACCGGGCTTTTTTTATGCTATACAAAGTTATACACAAGTTATACACAGCCTATGAATAACTTTTTCAAGAGGTGAGACATGGCAAAAGCAAAGATACAAAAGAAGTACACGTCAGGACTCGGAGGAAGTACATCTGCGAGACGAAAAGCGGAGTTTCGCAAACGTATCGAAGGAAAGAGATCAGGCTCTGCTCGATTCGAGCCTGTGGCCGGAGACACAAAGAAGACAAAGCCGAGCAAGTATACTCTAAGCGCGAAGAAGCTCCGAGAAGAAGTCCGAGAAGCAACATCAAAAATGAAGAGCGGAGATCAGCAAGAGAGATTTATGAAAGGAGTCGCAAAGGTGACAGGAATATCCAAAGGAATCATTTCTCAAGTTTATAAGAGAGGTCTTGCTGCTTGGGCTGTCGGTCATCGGCCCGGTGCGACACAATCGCAATGGGCTCGGGCTCGAGTATATTCGTTTCTCCAAAAAGGTGGAGCTGTAACAAAGGGGCCTGATCGGGAGTTATATGATCGGGCAAAAAAGCAACTACAGAAGAAGAGCTCTGGATTCCGTCTTCGTTGAGACGTTGACATGCAGAGACAGCTCTCAAGTGTTCTCCTTTACTCATTCCTCGTCTCTTCCTTGGCTCAAAGACAATCTTGTTATCAATATATCGAGCAAAAATATCGATCATTGTTGCATACTCCTTTTTTATGCTATACTAGGAAAGAATACAGCAGGGTACGGTCGCACCGGTAACAGCAGAGAAGCCCAGACGCACTCTCAATATACCCCTAACGAATGAGGCCCATCATGGCAACAGTAGATCCAATTAGATTTTCCAATATGGAAAACATCCTCAGATTATCCGCAATGATTTCTCAGGAGATCAATCTCCTTTTGAAAGATAATACAAACCTTCGCAACACTCCTCTCCTGAGCTACCAAGGAAGCATCAACGGTACAGGATCAGATACTGTCCGCGTACGTCTTGCCGGTCTTGATGGTTATGATTCAATGGCTTCCGCAGGTACAGAAATCTCAGACGAATCCCTAAATACTACCGGACTAACTATCAATAGCGCCGATCTTGTAGCCGCGCGCCAGTACATCATATATCAGATGTCCGATCTTAGCTCAATGTCCGGATTCGGTGGATCTGACGTTGATCCTTTCCGCATCGCTCAAAGCATTGTAGGAAGTTACGAGACTCGTTTTGCAGAGCTCACAGGAGAAGCAGCAGCTTCTTTCACAACTACAGCAGGAGCAAACACTACAACTCTCTCAGTAGACGACTTCTTTGACGCTATCTTTGCACTTGAGCAAGCTTCTTCTGGTGCTGGCGCTACTGGCCCGTATGCCTGTGTACTCGCTGCTAAAGCATTGACCGAGCTTCAAGATTCTTTGCGCAATGAGACTGGGAATGCAGTATCTCGTATGCAGTCTTCAATGGACATGTTGCAGGCCAAAGGCGAAAACTTCGCAGGCAATCTCTTCGGTTGTGATGTATATCGCTCGGCTCACGTAAACGAAAATGCTTCTGCCGGATTCGACAACTTCATGATTTCTCCGATGGCTCTCGGCTTTGTAGATGGTATTCCTTCCGGTGTACAAGGATCTGCTGATCTTATGTCTATGGGTAAAGTTGTTGTTGAGTTTGATCGTCGTCCTATGTCAGCAAGTACTTACATCGTAGGTCACGCTTATCTCGGACTTGGAATCATCGAAGACGCTCGCGGAGTAAAATTGCTAAGCAAGCGTTAATCTGATCGTTTTGTTGGGAGGTTGCAGGGTTCAAATCCTGTAGTCTCCGGGCTCTGCGATCTCCCAACTCTTTTTTGTTATGGAGACTACAATGACAGACTACAGTAAATTTTCTCAACCTTGGGAGCAAAAGGCCCAAGTACAAACCAGAATACCCAAGAAAGCAAACAGCCGATTTCTGTTTGCACACAATCCGGAGAACTGGGAGCTCAAAGTGATAGACACATACACAACAAATAGCGAAGGAAAGCGGAAGAAAGAAAAGATTCCTCTTCTGCTTCCGGTGTTGTCGTCTGTCGGAGAGACTCCCGGAGTCAATGGCACTAGAGCAGTCGGCAACAGAATCGACTCCTCAATCATGCGGACAATGATGCAGGATAAGGGATGGACTCTGCTCGATCCTGCGAAGCATGACTACATGAGAGTATACCCGGCTCACAAAGGAAACTATCATACATCTAAATGGATACGTCTCGAGAAGGTCGGACGCAGAGTTATCGAGCACTTCGATCAGGACGGATTCGATCAGTGGAGACTTGAGCTCATGACAAGCGGAGCACTCAATCCTCCTCATCCGCAAATTGCTTCTTTGAGATTGATCTCCATGAATAGAGCAATGAGCAGACTCGAGAGAGATCAACATATCCCAGAGGTAGCGAACAGACTCAAGTCAAAGCAAGAAGAGCTGAGACTGACGAAGAAAGCAATCAAGCGAGTCGAAGAGCTCGGAGGAGCAGCATATGAGCTCCGATAATAAAAGAGCAGCGATCGATCGCATGGCTCAACGTGTATCCAAACAATCTAACATTTCACATACCAAAGCTCGAGAGATAGTAGTCAAGCACTTGACTCGAGCAGACAACAAGAAAAGGAGCTCATAATGTCTTTTACAGATAAGCAAGAATTCAAGATTCCTCGTCACATAGTCCAACCCGGATCTGTCAATCCTGAGACAATCACAGTCAACAAGACTCTGACATATAAGGATGCACAATATCAGCTCCTCAAAAATGTCACAGGATCTCTTGATTGTATCCTCCCTGCGTACAAAGATGGAGCTTCTTTTTGGATCAAGAATCGAGCTTCTTCGACTCACAACATCGTAGTCAAAGATGTAGACGCAAATACAATCGCAACGCTCGGAGCTGGTGAGGGAGTACTCTGTGTTTCTAATACCACAGCTTGGTGGGACGTAATAAAAGGATAATAATCGATGTCTTCGTCTACTCCATACGCAGCACAGATTCGAGCGATCGAACTACTCGAGAGAAGCAAAGCTCAGACAACAGAGCTCAAGTTTTATCGTGATGGTTTGCAGCTCGTTCCTACTGCTGCAACATATACTCTCATAAAGCCGACAGGATCGGACTTGCTCACAGGAGCAACAGCAGCGATCTCGGTCGCTGGGACTGTGTCCTATGCTCACACAGCAGAGCAACTCGCAGACACTGAGACGCTCGGAGAGGGATATGTGCAGGAGTGGACAGTCACGATTGACGGAGACGATTATCTCTTCCGTCGCATGGCTGCACTCGTCAGACGCAGATTGTATCCTGTTGTTTCAGACATTGATCTGACAGCAACATATTCCGATCTGGAGAATGTGCGACCGAGCTCATTGACAAGCTATCAACAGTATATCGATGACGCATGGTATCAGATTCTTCGACGGATAAGAAACCGAGGTATGGGATACGAGTATCTCATGATGTCCGCAGAGTCCTTCTTTGAGTCTCACAGACATCTCTCTTTATATCTGATTTTCCGAGACTTCCATTCTTCTCTCGGTCAATCAAATGGTCGGTACTTGGATCTTGCAAATGAGCATTACAGACTATACAGAGACGAGTTTGACTCTATAAACTTCATTTATGACGAAGACCATGACGGAGAAGCAGACGATCCCAACAAGCGAACAAGAGGACAGCCGACAATCTTCCTCAATCGCCCCGGTCAATACTATCGGAGACGGAGATACTAATGTCTGTGTCTGTGAAAGAAGTACAGCGAGCAATCGCAATCAAGATAGGAGACTTGTCAGGATTCCGAGAAGTCCGACAGCTTCCGGAGATGTTCGGACGCACACAGAACACGCTCGCACATCTTGGTTTCTCGGTCGAGGTATCGAGCTCTCAGCAATCGAACGAGAGACAAAGGATTGCAGTCGGGCTCTATGTTGATACAACAGTGAGAGTCAAGCTTGCATATCGACTCCGTCCGCATGATCTTGTGCTAGACTATGGTAATGCACTCGACAAAGAGCAAGAGGTGATTCAGTCAGTCATGAATCGCAACTTTGCAAAGGGTATCGAGGTCAGATTCCTCCGGGCTTCTCGCAGGACTCCAGACTCACAAGAATACTTAATTTCAGAAATAGAGCTCCAAGCTCTGCACACAATCGAACTAACATAACAGGAGCTAAATCATGGCCTACTCTACATTACCAAAGACTCGTCGAGATGGTGTTATCACCTTGAAAGACGCAACAGGGACACCAGTCGAACTCATAATCGCATATGAGGAAGGGAATCTCACATTCGACACTCCCAAGGCTGCACAGACTGTTATCCGAGATCGCGGAACAATCAGCACAGTACGCAAGGGAGACGACGAGCCTGCTGCGAGCGGATCATTCTCTGCATATTTCCGACAGTTTACAGACGGAGCAGAGGCCGGTTCAATCCTTGACTTTATCAACAAGACCGGGAACTATGCGAGCAACATCTCAACCGGTACAGCTGGCACTCCATTCGTAGAGTTTTACTGCATAGATATAGAGTATTCAATCGATGCGACAGCTCTCGGAGACGATGCAGTAACAACAGCAACTCTTGAGGCCTGTGTGGTTACAGCATCTTTCACAGAAGGAGATCCCAGCTCTTTCACTCTGAATTTTACTTGCTATCAGGGCGTAACATACGCATAGATATACATCGGAGACTACAATGAAAATTAACATTCAAAAGCTCGGGGGGGAGATAGACATCTCCTCTCCGTCTCTTGCTACCTGCTTTGAGTTTGTATCGCTTTGGTCTGCCGAGACAGACAATGCAATGCTTGCTCGTCTTTGTGCAGGCTCAATCGGAGTATGTCTTGATCATACTGCTAGATTACCAAAGTACCGCCCAGTTAAGCATCGTGCTTCTGATTATGGTCATACTTGTCTTGATCGTCTGCTCGGACTGGGAGTAACTGCGTCTGTGATATACGAGGAAGGAGTCAAGTGCTTGTCTTTTATGTCGCAGAAGATCCCGACAGAGAGAGAGGTCGATGAAAGGGCAAATTTTTCCTCTACTCAAGAGCCGGACATCTCGACAGATTAGCTCTCCGACTGTGTCGTTTTTGGGGACAGCCTCCGGGATGGTTCGCATCTCTTGATCCACAGACACAGACAGACTTGATTGCAGATTATATTCTTGAGCACGAATCACAAAAAGACAGAGACGAGCGGAAAAACAAGTATAATATACAGCAAGCGAGACGTATCAAGGAGAGGATGAAAGATGTCTAAAGTATTCTACAAGCATGGCAATGCTGCGGTCGGAGTATCTGACGAGCTCGAGAGACTTGTTAATCAGCTATTGGACGCAAATCCTATCATCAAGCGAACGATGACAGATGCTGTCGAAGAGATATATCAAGACGCGTATCGAGAATGGCCTGTACGAGTCGAGCCTCCGAAGGGTATCAAGGGAAAGATGATGACAGAGATGTCAAGACTCAAGAAGTCCGGCAAGAGCTCAAGTCAAGCATACGCAATCGCAAAGAGTATGGAGGACAGAGGAAAGTTTGTGCCGGGAGACGCGTCAGAAGCAAAGGTATCTGACAAGAGTCAAGACTCAAAGAATAAACTCGAGAGAGGAGTCATGATCGACGGGCCCGATCTTGTTGCTTTCGTCCGCAATACGAGTCCCTACGCTTGGGCAATCAAGACCGGACAGTATACTCTCAACGATCTCGCATATGGTACCCGGACAAGCAATGAGCTTCTCTGGAGTCCAATGAGGAAAGCAGGAGATCAGCTTGTCGATGTACTCGCAGACGATCTCATCAACCAAGCGAAAAAGGTATAATTATGGCTGACGTGAATAAGAGCGTAGAAATAACGCTACGTGCAAATCTCAAGCAACTCGAATCGTCCCTAAAAGACATCCCTAATATGACTCAGAAGGAGGCGCGTGCAATGACGCGTGCCTTGGCTTCTGAATTCAACAAGGCACAGAAAGCAGCAAAGAAAGCATCAGAGGAAAGCAAGAAAGCAGCAAAGGCGACAAGTGCAGCATATGAGCAGAGCGGGAAGAAGGTCGGAGCATCGTTTGACAAAGTCGCTCAAGATGCAAAGTCAGCAGCACAAGAAGTCAAGATAAGCTTTGAGGATGCAGCGACAGGATCGAATCAACTCGCAGAAGGAGCCGAGACGATAGGAACATCGATGGGAGCTGCGGATCTTGCTATCAGCAGATTGATTCCGGGGCTAGACTCAGGAGCAAAGAAAGCTCTCGAAATGGCTGACGGTGTTGCAACAGCAGCAGAGCAAGCGATCAAAGGAGGCCCGGCAACAATGGCACTCACTGCCGCAGTCGTCGCAGGTACAGCAGCATATCATCTATATACAAAGTCAACGAGACTAGCAGCAGCACAGCAGAAGAGACTCGCAGAAGCACAGAAGCAAGCGAACGAGAAACTTGACGAGCAATTCAACATCGTCCAAGGCATCACAGGAGATTTTAAAGATGCGAATAGAGAGTATCAACTACTGACAGGACAGATCACACAGCTCGAATTCGATCTGTCATCCGCTCGAGACATCTCTACAGAGAAAGCAAATCAAGAGCTCAAGATACAAGACAAGCGAATCAAAGAGCAGGAGAGACTCCTCAAGATTATTGACAAAGGCAGAAAGTCAACAACCTTATTATCGGAGCAGGAGAAAGAAATACTCAACTCTGCAATGTCTACAAGTAAATTCAAAGAGACAGCTGCCGGACTCGTAAATAGTGAAATAACAGATCAAGCGAAATTAATCGGTTTTCGAACAGAAGCACTCCAGAGACTACAGAAAGAACGAGACTTTGCAAATGCAATCGTCAGACGTAGAAACGAGACTCTTGAGCAAGAACAAAAGCTTATCAAAGCAAAAGCAGAATATAATAAGGAATCGGAAGAAGAAGAGAAGAGGCAGGAGAGACTTGCAAAAATGGAGCAGAGGAGACTCGAGCAACAGCAACGACTCCAAGAGATCCAAGCGATAGGACAATCACTCGCAGATAAGAGAATCGCAGCAGAGGACAGAGCTCGTCAAATCTTCATTTCTACACTTGATCCACAGCAGCAAATCATCGAGCAGACAAAGGAGAGAGTCAGACAAAATGATCTCCTGCAAGAGCAGATCAATCAAGAGATCGAAGGTGCAGCAGCACTTGCAAAGACGGACAAAGACAGAGCAGCAGCAGCAGAAGTCAAAGCAGAGGGAGAGAAGACAATCACTGCACTCGTCGCAGAGCGTCATGCGATAGAAGTCGAAGGAGAGCACAAACTGCAAGAGCTCAAAGATGAAAATAGCAACAAGACAAAAGAGAGAATCAAATCTGAATCTGAGCTCAGAAGAGAAGCAATGCAAGAGGACATTGAGACTCTCAATCTTATGCAGCAGGGTATCGTCGGCACATTCTCTAACTCAATCCAGACAATGACAACGATTGCAGAAGCAGCAGGCAACAAAAACAAAGCAATAATCAAGGCTCTTTTTGTTGCTCAACGAGTCGCAGCTGTCGGAGAGGTTGCTTTTAATACAGCGAAAGCAATCACAGCAGCACAAGCATATCCTCCTCCCTTCAACGGTCTTATGATAGCAAGTGCAGTCGCTGCAAGTGGTGCACAGATGGCGAGCATCTTCGCACAGCAGGCTCCGACTTTTCACATGGGAGGTATGACTCCAGACGAAAGCATTGCAGTCGTCAAGGCAGGAGAAGCAGTGCTCGACAGATCAACCGTTGACAGACTCGGAGGAGAGCAGGGAGTCAATCGACTACAGAATGGACAAGGAGGATCTCCGGAGGTTATAGTCATGAATCCGTATAAACACTTTGATCGATACATAACAGACAGACAAAGAGCCGGTCTATCCGCTCGAACAGCAAGAAGGGGATACTAATGTCAAACGTTACACCGACATACATGAGAGGCTTTCTCGTTCCTTTGGATCTTGGCTCTGACAATGTATGGAAAGCACAGAGCACATACTCCACAGCAGACGAGAGAGCAGGCGATCCTGTACCTGCTCAAAATAGTCCGATGCAACTTGTCGCCAAAGGACAGCAGTCAGGAAATTCGAATCTGACGATTGAGACGAAGAGCCCCGGCTTCGCAGGATATGGAGCTGGCTTTGTCTTCACAGACAACAATGCAGCAGTAACCTTCGGACGAGATCCACAAAATAGTTTATCCCGATTTCAGAATCTGAGATTTTCATCATCGGCTCTCACGATATACAAACATCCGTCGGCTCTTGATATGGGAGACGGTGATCTCTTGGTGAGCTATCAAAAGAAACTCTCTCCATACAGGACTCTCGAGATCGATACATGGGATGTCGGAGACACAGTATCGAATACAACGATATACACAGAAGACAGCTCAACGTCAGGATATGATCTGTTGTCTGACATGTGTATCCTCCCAGATGGATCATATCTGATCTGCTTCCTGTCGGGAGACTCGGAGAGCGTCAACATTAAAACATTCGTCAGCACAGACGGGTCGACATGGACAAAGAGAGCCGACAAAGCAGTGCAGGACGAGATTCTTGTCGGCACAACAACAGGGAGCGGAGCATCCTTTGAGAATCACAATCTCCAAAGACTCAGGATTGCACAATCAAACGGAGTAGTCTTGCTGCTGCTCGAATCTATATGGAACAATACAAGTGCAACAAAGAGAAATAGACTCTTGCAATATGCCTCGACTGATCTCGGTGGAACATTCCGAAAGATCACCACAGACACAGAGATTGAAGATCATTCATTTCACAGCATCGATCTGTATACCGAAGGAGGACTTTTTCGTCTTGGGTTTTACGCAGACAAAGATCCGAGCTATATGACTCTCCCTTCAGCTTTTACCAGTGCTCACGCTCTGCGAACTGCCGGGGCCTATATAATCGTCGATGGTTCTATCTCTTGCAATGGTACAGATGATTTCATGACAGACGGAGAGCTGTCAGTATGGACAGATGAAGGAGCGAGTCATCATCTTATCGCTCGAGCATCCTCGCTCTCTGTCGGAGACTTCCGAGTCTATTGGAGTCAAGACACTCTCGAATGGAGGAAGATGGGTCAAGACATCAACGGAGCAGGACGAGCTCTGCGAACAGGAGACGCAAGCAGTCAAGTCGAGAATATAAAAGCGATCACATGGACAGGAAAGACAGTGATCGTCTGCGAACCTGTGACGACTGCTGTCAATAATAGTATCATGAGATTATCAATGGGAGGATACAGCTCTGTGACTCTCCCTGCGTCTGCTCTTGCACAGTCAGCTATTGCAGAGTGGAATCGCTTGTCATACGCATATAACTATCCCGGACTTGATCTCTTCTCTAATTATGCGAATGTGTCAAAGGTTGCAGTCTCAGGAGGCGAAGCTCTTGGAGGTTTGGGAGTCGAAAATTCTAACTCTGAATACTGGACAACGAACCCGAGCACGCTCGGTCTACCTACCGCAGACATAATCCGCAAAGGTTTGATTGTACATGCTCGTATCTCGAGAATGACAGGAGGCAACAACACAACAAGAGTCAGAGGAGTACTACTGCGTATCGATGATGGATCACAAGACTATGAGATTGAGGTCAGAGTCAACGGTACAGAGATCATTGTGCGAGACAACAATGCAAGCTCAAACGTCATCACAGTCGGCTCTCTATCTCTGAATGAGGTTGAGCTCTTGATCGGATTGTCGAATACTTCCGTATCTGTATACTATCGAGACGTAGACAGTGAGAACAATCGCAAGACATGGATCGATGCAGGAACATACAGCAGCTTGTCAGACGGAGGAGGCTCGTCGGCTTTGCATCGCGTCCGATGGGGACATCTTGCATATACTGGGCCCGGCTCTTTGGATACTACATGGTCGAGCATATCGATCTCTCAAGGATTCCAAATATCAGAGCAGATCCACACATTCGCGAATCCTGCCGATCTTATGCAGCGAGCATACCCAACAATCAATCGATTCGCTTTTGTTGCAGACAACGTCTCAATCAGCACAGCAGACGGTCAGACATATCTCGGAGACGAATATACAATCACACCAGATAGCAACTTTTCGATCAATAATGTATTCTATGCAAACTCTCCGACTCCGAGAGTAACATGGAAAAGTCAAGCAGTCGTATCTGGGAATGTCCCAGAGAACTTTATTGCACTCAAGCTCAATCCGGACACCACAGTCCACAAAGACGAAGCTCTTCCGAATGATATACTTGGGTTGCATCTCTCCGGGTATAACTTCCGATCTGCAAAGATTGAGTATTATTCTTCGGGATCATGGACTGTCCTTGACACATTCAGCACTTGCATACAGACAGCCGCAAACGTAGACGGACGCACACTCACAGGAGAGAGCTCTGCGAGCAACAGGCCATATTTCCGATATAATGAATGTGCAGGATATACAGTCAGGATTCAGACAGGAGCCGAGGACTTTGTCTTCCGTAAAGTCTTGAGCAACTCAGAAGGAGTCTTCGGAGGCACTCCGACAGGGACAAAGCAGGCGGTTCTTTTATTGGATGAAGATGTCACAATCACAGGAGCAAATGCAGACATTGAGATCATCCCGAAGAGTATGACGCTGCTGCTCAATCTTGAAGGTCAGAAAGTCGAGGCTCTAGGATTGCGTATCACAGCACAGACAACGCTTGAGAATGATTTTCGAATCGGACTTCTGCATCTTGGAGCAGCAGTGATCCCCGGAAAGCAGTATCAAAGAGGACGCACGATCAGCATCTCGTCAGGCACAGAGACAACAGAGACACAGTCAGGAGTTATCTATGCTCGCAATTATCGTCCTTCTCGTCGAATCTTCCGCATCGCATGGACGGAAGGGATCGACATCTCCGAGCTACAAGGCGATAATCCTGATCCTGACTATTGGATCGCAGACGTAGCAAGCGGTCAACCTGTCGCGATTGCAAATGATGTCCCTGACCTGTTGCAAGGATTGCTTGACTATCTCCAAGGCGAGAAGACTCCTCTTGTATATCTTCCCTTGATAACGCAGACAGACGACCCAAGAGAGCTCTTGAGAGAGAATGAGCAGGCTCTCGTCATGCTGACAGGAGATGTCCAAGTTGAGAATGTGCTCGGAGATGAACTTGTCACGTCAGGAGGCGAGCTCATGCGAATCGCTACATTGACATTACAGGAGATCATATGAGAGTTTATGCTGTCACAGACTTCCTTGAGACTGAGATATGCTTCCTCGCAGAAGTAGATATCAGAGGAACGACATATCGTTTCTCTTCCTTCCCAATAGAGATCGATCTTGATGGAGGAGGTATTGTATTTTTTCCGGGCCTGCTCTCCGATCCTGACTTCTCGCAAGAGATTATCGAGGTCGGGCAGATCAAGCTATCAAGCAATACTATGTCAATGGCTCTCGTCTTTCCGTTCAACGTCTCACAGCGTCAGATGCTCGGAACAGGAATCGACAATGCAAAGGTCACTATTTCATATGTGACAGTCAAGAGAGGACAGGTAGAACAGACATACGAAGAGATCATCGATTTCTTTCAAGGCGTTATTCGAGAGCCGGTCTATGGACATCCAGACGCAGAGCCCGGTTATGTAGAATTCACAGTAGAGAATGAGATATACGTCAATGATACGAGTCTACTCAAGGCGATCAATGGAGACTTGGTTGTCTTCGATAACTTCCCTTTCTCCACAGGACAATTCCAAGGAGCCGGAGATATTCTCAATATAGAGACGGAGTACATAACGAATCAAGTCAAGTTTTCTCTCGGCAAGACTGTCCCTGCAATTATCGGAGCTCCGGGCGAAACAACGCTCATCAATGGCGACTCTCTGGAATATGCTGCGACTCCTGCCTATAAGATCGGGACATATGTTGATATACCGAACCCGACGATCTTCTTCTTGCTCATTGCAGGACATTACTGCACAGCATCGACAGTCACACTTCAAGATAACGACGGGAATCTCGTCAGCTCGAAAGCAGTATACAACAGCACAGGAGCAAGCGGCCAAGTCTACGCATATGCAATCTTCGATCAAAATGAATTGTCATTCACTAATCTAGTCGATGATCGACAGTATGAGTATTATGTCCGATGGACAGACGGAGGAGGAGCAGTATCTCCCTACACAGGAGGAGAGCTATCAAGAGGAGGAGACTTAATTGCATGGTCGCTCGAGTCTCTCAAGATAGACTTTGATCGCTCGGCTTTCGAAGCAGTCAGGCCGATTCTCAACGAGTACAAATTCGCAGGCTACATCAACGACTCAGGGATCAAGATATACGAGTTTCTACAGAAATATATCATTCCATTTTTACCTGTTACATTGACAACAGGAGCAGGAGGAATCTATCCTGTTATCGATCATCGAAATACAGAGTTATTTTTGTCACCAAGGACGAGCATCGAAACAAATGCAACCTTTGAGCGTATCTCTCCAGTGACTCCGAGACAGAGCGAGATCATCAATGATCTACTCGTCAAGTATGCGAGCGGATTCGAATCAACAACAAAGATCAGTACGAATTTTTTTGGTGGGAATGTCGGAGCATATGAGTCTGTCGGTGGGACAGAATACAAAGGGATGATCTACATCCGAGCAAGGAGACAGGAAGGAATCGAGACTCCGTATGAGGTTGTATCTCCTTACTGCATTATCTCACAGCAGAGATACGGGGTGCAGAGCTCCACAATCGAAATTGATTATGTACATGACAGAGACACAGCGATCAAGATCGGTCTTGACATCATCAGACGCAAGTCTCTTCCGGAGAAAGTATGCACATACAGAGCAGCTTTCTCCTTCGGTTATCTGTCTATTGGAGACGTGATTGAGCTCACAGACTCAGACATCGGATTGTCACAGAGCAGAGTCCAGATTGTCGGCAAGAGATACGACGGAGCGAGCTGGTTATATGATATAATGTTTCAAGAGAACCCGATCGATAATACAAGAGACGCAACATGAAATATATAAACTGGGGAATGAATCAGCCGAGAATCCTCAATCGTCTCGAATCGATGGGATACAAGATTTTTACGCAACAAGAATTCGATCTCAATATAATCGGATTACGCTCTCCGATCAGGAGGCCCGGACTCTTTGATGACGAGATTCGAGTATGTTACAAAGATGGTTTTGATTGGGTCGAAGAGAGATACAGAGCAACAACAGATCCAAGTATCGAGCAGCACAGAGATCCGAACAATCCGAAAGGAGTCGCAGTGCTCAAGCCCGGACAATACAGAGGAGCATACTGCATCGACAAGCATCAAGGCAAGTACTACGCTCTATGTCAGAGGCTCGGAGAGGTCACTGTCTACCGAGACAACAACAGAGACGAGCACACAGACTATATCAACGAAGAGAGCGGATACTTCGGAATCAATCTGCACAGAGCACACAGCTCGAAGATTGTATACTCTACTCGTTATTATAGTCATGGCTGCCAAGTGATCCAGAACCCGGCAGACTTTGCTCGTTTGATGGGACTCGCACAATTGCAAGTCGGGATAGGTTATAAAAGTTTTACATATACACTAATCGAGGCTACAGACGAGGATCTTGAATAATGGATGCATCAACTTACCACGATCTATGGGTCAACATAGCCACAAATAGTCCTTTCCTTGCTTGGATGATCTATAGCTACGTGCAGACGCAGAAGGATCTCAAAGAGACAAGAGAGCATGGCCGGCAAGAGTCAAAAGAGATACGAGCAGAGGCCCGGCAAGAGGAGCAGGAGATCAGAGCACGCTTTGAGTCTGTTATTGCTGATCTCAACAAAGACCGGACAAAGCTCGTCGAGGGATTCTCCGGACGCATTGACTCTCTCGAGAGAGGGCAGAGGAAGCTCTTTGCATTGCTCGAGCCAATGAAGGAGCAGATCCACGAAATCAAGCTCAAGGAGAAACTCAAGAAAGAGCTATCTCCGAAAGAAAGAGCGTAGATAATACGATACTCTCCAGTACAGACGACGCATGACAGACGCTCTTATCAGCTTGTTATACAGTCGTCTTGTTTGCTGTACGTCAATCTGTGCTCTGTGGCCTGAACACCATCCGAAATACTGACGAATCGAATCCAAAGATACAGACTCCAGATGATGCAGATGCTCAAAGGCAAGCGTCACTGTGTCGATCATTCTGCGATCATGTCGGCATCGGATTCCGAATCGGTGACAAGACTCAGAGATAAACTCCTCGTCAAATCGAACGTTATGTCCGACGAGGATACAGCCTGACAGCAGATCAGCAACTCGGGCAAAGACAACGTCAGGAGCTGGTGCGTTTCTCCATTCCTTTGGATTGTATCCGTTGATCTCGAGAGCTCTGTCACTTGCATGTTCAATATGTAGAGGAGCGATCTTGCTGGTGAATGTCGTCTCTCCTTTCTGCGGACAGACTTTGATGATCGATATTTCTATCACTTCGTGAATTGCAGAGTTGAGTCCTGTCGTTTCTACGTCTACAAATGCGAGCGGTTTTTGCATTATTATCTCCTAAATATATTTATTTTGTTGCCAACCTGACAACATACATGTTAACATATAATTGTTCTACAGGAAAGGACACAAAAAGGAGACTACAATGAAATACACAGTACACCAATTTAATAATGCAGTTATTGCTTTCGACATGCTCGAGGACTTTCATACAATCGGAACAGAGACAGGAGTCTCTCTTGTATACAAAGGAGAGGTTTCAGGAGTGTATGATACACTTTATGAAGCAATGACAGACGCAATCGAAAATGGAGATTTTATCATCAGCAATCAAGAGATACTTAATCAAATGCTCAGTGCAGAGCCAAAGCCAAAGAAGAAGCAGAAGGCTCTCTCTCTTCCTAAGCATGTCTGTTATACTCTCGTCGTCAAGCCAGAGAGAAAGACTGTGCTTGAATACTTCGGGAGCAAAGTATCTCTCAAAGAGGCAAAGTCGATCATTGACTTTCTCTTCACTGTACATTGTAGCTCACAATACAAGAAGCCTCTCGGAGATCAATTTGATTGTGATGATGTATATCCCAACATCAAGAAGATGATAGCAGACGGATCTCTCACAATCGAACAAGCAAAAGACATCTGCATGAAGCATTGCTCAGAGTATGTCTTTCAAACAAAAATAGCAGCATAGGAGACTACAATGAAAATACACATCAGCCCGAAGATGATCGCTCTCATGGTACAGAACGCCAAGACGAGCGAAGAGATCCAAGCAGTGCATGATCTCGTCAAAGAGTCAGCGCATCCGTATCAAATCGGATGGATACTGGAGCAGAAGATCAAGAAGATCAGAGAAGAACAACAAGAACAAATAAGTATACAAACAAAAGATCCTTGGGAAGAGTATCTCAAAGGGGATTTTAATGGAGCAATAAAAATAAAACAGGAGACAAAGAAATGAGTGAACAAAAGAAATATAGACCGTCAAGCGGAACAGAGGGAATGTGGTTTTTCGAGAAACATTGCGTAAATTGCAAGCATGATACAGAAGAGAATCCTTGCGAGATTATCATGATGACAATGCTCCACGATACAGATGAGCCAGAGTATCCGAAAGAATGGATATACAAAAAAGAAGAGCCTACATGCACAGCATACACAAAGAATGAGGAGACAAAGAAATGAGTAAAATAGAACGCGAAAAATTAGACATATTATTGGAAAACATAAAAACCGATTTTAAATATTTTCGTATTTCAGAACGTGACAAATTCGATCATATTATCGGAATATGCAAACTACAACAAACAGTGATCAAGGCACTTGTAGAAAGAGCTTTTGAGCCTGCGACAGAAAGAAAAACTACATTATTTCCTATAAAAAATGGAAAGGTAGAGGAGACAAAGAAATGAGTGATTATTACGTACACACGAGAGAGCTCTGCTTCGCAGAATGGCTCATACAGATTATGACAGACAACGAGATCAAAGGATCGCAACTTGCTCGAGCAATCTCGACAGAAGACAGAATCGTCAATCGCAGTACGATCTCTAATTGGAGATCCGGAGAGAGGCTTCCGAGCTGCGAGCTACGTGTCAAGCTCGCAGAGCATCTCTCTTCTGTTGGGATCGATGGATACAATGCTTTGATAAGAGAAATCCTTTGGAGGGTACACGTCAGCGAATGGAGAGGACAATGAGCCGCAGACAATTCAATCAGAAGATACTCCCTGACAAGCCTCCGGTCAAATACAACAAGCTACCCAAGAGGCCGAACAACAACAGGAGAGCCAAGGCGATTACAAAGATTTTGCTCAGACTCAAGAGCGAAGCAAGAGACGAGTATTGTGTAAAAGAGTTTGCAGCAGCATGTCATGTCAAGGTCGGCAGTGCTCAACTTTGGTTTTATGGCAGACCATACGGAGAGTATGCGGTCAACTGTATCGCGAGATACTTCGCTCCTCTCGTAATGATTCCTCTTCCGGAGCTCCGCAGACAACTCGAAGAGGCAAGACTAGAAGCACACAAGGAGACAAGATGATTAAAATAGGCAGTTTATTCTCAGGAATCGGAGGCTTTGAACTCGGACTAGAGAGAGCAATCCCCGGAGCTGAAACAATATGGCAAGTCGAACAAAATGCTTTCTGTCAGAAGGTATTATCGAAGCACTGGCCCAAAGCAAAAATATACAACGATGTGAAAAATATAACAGCAGACAAGGTCGAAGCAGTGGACATCCTTTGCGGAGGATTCCCATGTCAAGATATATCATCAGCAGGAAAAGGAAGGGGATTACATGGAAAGAAATCTGGTCTTTGGTGGGAAATGTTACGAATCATTAGCGAGTTACAGCCGAGGATCGTCATCTTGGAAAATGTCGCAGCTATCCTTTTTCGAGGAGGATGCGAAGTCGTTGGATCGCTTACCGAAATCGGGTATTGCACAGAATGGACAATTACATCCGCTCGAGATCAAGGAGCTCCGCATCTCCGGAGACGATGGTTTGCAGTCGCTTATCCTGCCGACTCCAGTATGCAACGACGCAAAAAATACACCGAGCGGAAAAGGGCAATGGAGAAGACAGCAAAGTTTGAACGTCGAAGCGGCAAAAATAAGCGGTTACACGATAGAAACTATTGGAAAGGAGGCTCGACTGAATCCCCGCTTTGTCGAGTGGATGATGGGATTCCCAACAGGTTGGACAGACTTAGAGCTCTAGGAAATGCAATCGTTCCACAATGCTCCGAATGGGTAGGACAGCAGATTGTCAAGTCCGGTTTGCTACAGGAGTTATCATGATCCCAATAATCTCAGACTCAATCAAGACAGGAGCTCTTGACGTTGGCATTATTCACATGAAGACAGAGCAGCAGACAATCGCAGGGATTGAATACAGAGTATCTATTGCTGATGTGCTGTCCTCGCGTGATACCGTCTATCGTGTGACTACATACACAGAGCCGCTTGAGCTTCGATGCTTCGCTGTGTGTCTTTGTAAAGGTGCTTTCTTTCATGGAATATGCAAGCATATTGTTGCTGTTCTTTGCAAGTCAACAAAGGAGACAGTATGATAATAGACATGAAACCAATCGCTTGTCCTCGTCCAAGAGTGACAAGACAAGGACGCGTATATTATCCGATGAATTACAAGGTATGGATCAAGGATATGAGAGAGCGTCTCAAGGATATGAGTATCCCTGACGGAGCTCTACATGTCGATCTGACATTTATCGTCAAGCGTCCGCAGAGACTACGCAAAGGTGACAGAGTGATACACAGCAAGCGTCCGGACTTGGACAACATGATCAAGTCTGTACTTGACGCTCTGCCGATACCAGACGATGCTGTCGTTTGTAGCATCACAGCTCGGAAGTATTACGGAGCCACAGACGAAGATCCAAAGATAGAGATGATTATTTCATCCGCAGAGAGCACAAAAAAAAGTCTCGAATAGCAGTAACTATCCGAGACTCAACAACACAAGAATAATAACGCACAACAAAAAGAAGGAGATATCATGCGTATCTATAGTATAACAGCATTTCCCAACATTCGACAACCTGACAGACAAATAAAACTGGCGTANAGCTGGACTAATCTCTGTCGATTCCTTGGGAAAGAAAGAGAGCCAGTATCAAAGATCAAGCAGGGAGCATGGAGTCCGGCTTCCTTCAATGGGAAGAGACTCAATGTGAATGTGACAAAGCTATCCTGCCTCGTCTTGGACATAGACTCTCATGTCGATATGTACGAAGCAGGAGCNAATTTAATGGTGAGAGATGTCAAGAGCTACATGCACAGCTCAGTCTCTCATGTCACAGGAAAGAATGAGCGTTTTCGCATCGTCCTTCCTCTTGCACATGATGCTCCTTTGGATCAATGGCCATATTATTTCCGAGCTCTGCGGACTTGGTGGACAGAGGTCTTTGGAGCAGACAGAGGATTCGACGAGAGCACAAAAGATCCGGCTCGAGCGTACTATGTCGGATACCATACAAAAGAATGGTATGAGAATCACACAACAGGAAAAGTCTTGGACTGGGAAGGGAGAGCAAGAGACGAAGCTGTCAAGTACGAAGCAGAGCTGCGACAGCGAAAGAGAGAGCAAGAGGAGAGACGAAAGCAAGCAGAAGCCAATAGAAAAAAGGTAGGTCGTCAAGCGTCATACAGCGACAAGAGACGATACATGTATGAGATGCTCCGCAATGATACAGGAGCCCGGAGAGACTTTGCTCTATGGCTAGGTGCAACGCTCAAAGGAGGAAAGAATGGAATGAGAGCTGTACTCTGGTCTTGTCCTCGATGTGCAAAGAATGACTGTACATTCTTCTATATCGATCCGACTCGTTATCCATCTGCATACTGCAATCATCGAAATAACTGCAACTGGAAAGAATCTGTGGGCTATCTTGCAGAGATAAGCGGATACACACTATAAACAACACAGGAGACAACATGACTAACACACAAAGACTACACAATCAGGATGCAAGAATCGTTGCATTACAGAATCTCGGCTTTGAGATACGAGTCCGGAGAACAGACTCAGGAGACAGAGTACTTGGCTCGCTTTTCAACGTGACGCAACTCCTGAGACATTATCCTAGCTTCCGAGAGAGAGCACAGTATGATGACTTCGCTCAGCTCGTTATGTGGAGGAATGAGCATAACCAAGTCGAGACTGTTGCAGACTATCACATCGATATGATCCGGCTCGAGTGCGAGGATCGATGGGGCGTTGCTTTCACTGCGGACAAGGTATGGTCTGCGGTCGAGCTCGTAGCAAAAGAGAATCGCGTCAATCCTATTCTTGAGCACTTCGA